CCCCCCCTACCCTTCGGCATCCTCGCCTTGCACATCATGCACAATAGATGCACTGATGCGCGGTGTAACGTCCACAACGTCCACTAGGCGTGACTGGGCGGCCTGCAAGGCACCGCTGATGCTGATGCGGGTATCGGACACCTGAACATCTAGACGGTCACCGTAGACCTTAGGGGCGAGCTTAGAGGCCCGCCAACGCATCGAATCGAGAACGACACGTGCAGCATGGCTGTCCATGGTGCCGGCCGCTACAGCCTCCTCCACAGCCTCCATACGGTCAAACAAGGTGTCGGCCTGAGCAGTTCGAGCGCGCGCGTACTTGTTCGCAAAGTCCGGGAAAGCCTGCATCCACCTCATAACCGTGGAAGCGTGAGGCATTCCATCATCCTGGCAAACTTGCCTCAAGCTGCGGCCTGTTTGAATTTCCGCCAAAAACCGATTCTGAATTTCTGCTACATCATCTGTTGCATATGCCATTTACATTCCCCTATGCTTTTCACAATTCAACATTTGAAAGCTATGCGAATCCATGTAGTGCTTAACCTTGCCGGGAGTCTTAACTGTAAAAAAGCCCTTGCAAGTTTTGCAAGTAGTCTGCCACACCTTTAATTCCGTCCATTCGCCATTTAGCTTTTGATACGGTTCAAACCCGCAAAAGGTAAAAACCTTATCACTAATAGGGTGTTTCACAATTTCCATTTGAGATAGTCCTCGATTGCGCGCCTGATCAGTTCGCTGACTGGCAAGCCAGTACGTGTAGAAAGCTGGCGCAACTGATCAAGCATTGCGACAGGAAAGTAAAAGTTAGTTCTTTTCATCATGTGCTACATCATAGCACATATGATAGAGCCCAGATTTTTAGCTAACTTTCACTACCTGAACCCATGCACCGGGTATACACAATGCACACATCTTAGGATGTGTGTGCATGTTGTGTATAAAAACCCGCTGTTTTGCCCATATTTGCACAAATGCATTGTGCATACATTGTGTAAATGTGTAAGACCATACACTGTACAAACGAACAGTACAAAACTAGGGTTTGTCCTAAGTAGACCGCTACAAATATTGTTACACTATCAACCATGCCAACAACGGCATGCAACCAACTAGGACCATCAAAATGACTAAGCTGATCAACACTTACCGCGCAATGCCAAGCCCTACAAATCGCGCCAAGCTGCAAAAATATCTGGATCGTCACATGATGGCAATTTGCATGGCGTCAGCCGATGAGGTGGCATTCTTGAAGGGTAATGGCTTCTCTATCTGATCACACTCTAAGCCCATTCTGTGGGCTTAGGGATGTCATCAGGCATCGTCAACTAACTAAAGGATAGACATGGAGAACAAAACGGTAGCATGGTCCACAATGCTGCAAGATGCAGTCACTCAACCCGGCATCATCAGCAGTGCATACAGTGCATTCCATAACTACAGCATGGGAAACCAGCTACTTGCATGGTCCCAGCTCACAGATCGCAACATGGGTTTGTCACCACTGGCAACCTACAAACGATGGTCCGAGTTGGGACGCCAAGTTAAAAAAGGCGAAAAAGCCATTGCTCTGGTTATGCCCGTCACTATCAACAAAAAAGATGGCGCAGGCGAAAAAACGGGTGAATGCTTCCAATGGTTCACCCTTAAAAATAACTGGTTTTCCCTTGATCAGACCGAAGGGGCGGAATTTGCCAATGAAACCATTACACCAGCATGGAATGCTGACAAGGCTTTACAAACCCTTGATATCACATTGATTAGGTTTGATTCAGCATCGGGTAACTGCCAGGGTTATGCCACTGGCAAAAATATCGCTATTAACCCGGTAGCTGCACTGCCACATAAAACCCGGTTTCATGAGTTAGCCCATGTCGTGCTCGGTCATACCCTTGAAAGCACAATGTCTGATGACGAACGGACCCCAAAAGACATACGCGAAGTAGAAGCTGAGTCGGTGGCATATATATTGTGCTCAGTGCTCAATCTGCCAGGATTGATTGAATCAAGGGGTTATATTCAATCATGGTTATCTGGTTCTGAGATTAGTGATAAGTCAGCACAGCGCATATTCGGTGCTGCTGACAAGATTCTTAAAGCTGGCGCGTAATTAACTGTTAGCCCTACTGGTTAGGGTTAACGGGCAATTATGCCAATTAACTTAAGGAAAATCATGGAACACGCAACAATCGAAACCACTACAGCCACAATCGACAATGATCTGATGATCATGCCAGGTCATCTTGCAGCTATTGCCATGTTTGCAGCTAAAAAAGATATCCGGCATTATCTAATGGGCGTATGCATTGATACCGGACCTGCTGGCGCGTTTTTAGTCGCTACTTGCGGCCATGCTATGGCAGTGCATCAGATCGACAATGTGGCTCGGCCTGCTGGTCAACTTATCATGCCACTGGTGCCACTTGCCAGCATGATCAAGGCAAACAGGCGCGTCGGTATCAAACTAACCCTGCCTGCTGGTTTTGCAGGTAAGTATGACAACAATATCCGTGTTAAACGTCAGGTAACGCTCGAATCACTCAAGGGTGAAATTTCCATAGTGCCAGAAATGGACGGCATTTTCCCGGACTGGCGTAGAGTGGCACATTATGACGATGCACCATACCCGCAACAGGTATTTTTCAACCCTCACTATCTGGTCCGAGTTGCCGATGCTGCTGATCTGATTAGTGAGCGCAAATTTGCGGTCCAAGTGCGCCCAGGTGGCACTGGTGTAGGGTTTGCCACTTTGGACCATGAAGGCAAGACGGTAGCTTATGTTATGCCGATCAGGGGCGCCATTGACGATTTGCCCAGCAAACCCACAATGATCTATTGATCAAATAACCCTCAAGCCCTTACAGTGTAAGGGTTTATAGCTATCATTTTAGGAGTGATATGAAATTACTGTCAGACCTGCTCGGTGCCCTTATTTTTATTGCCTGTATCGCAGGCCCCTTTATCTATTATTTTTGGAGTATGAAACCATGAGCTGTTATTCTGTATATGACCAAAAAACCAATAAGCAAATTCGGGTATTTGCTTATGAGATTACAAACCCGTCAGACCGTCAACGTGCCGAGCGCTTGGCATTTGACATGGCGCATGGGATGCACGATGGCGGATATCCCTGCACTGTGGAGCAATTCCATATGTCCGACATTGTGGGCAAACAGGTGCTAAACACCAATGAGGTGCCAGCATGACCGACTACGACGACTGGCGCGACGATGCGCGCGATCAGGCCCGCCTAATGGCCGATGATGGCCCTGACGACTCAGAGCCCGGTATCTGCCCTGCTTGTAGCGGTAGCGGTGAGGGTCAGCATGAGGGCACCACCTGCTACCACTGCAAAGGGGCGGGAGAATGCTAGACCACGACATTACCGACAAGATACATCACCTGATGCACCTATATGCATGGTGCAGCCAGGAGGCGATGGAATACCTGTATTACGAACCGCATGACCCTGTAGACTGGATTGGCACCCGGTGGGAGGGTGAGTCATGCTGATGGCCGCCTTAGTGGCCGCCCTGATGGCCCTGATTCTTAACCTGTAACGATACTTGAAACGATAAACACCATGCAACAAAACAAAATTCACCACTTCGATTATTGGTTCAACTGGCACGGACACTGGATTTTCCCAAACAGAGAAGCCGCGTGGCAATGCTATATCACGCGCGGAATTGATGGTCTGGAAGATTGGTAAACCCTATTCCCAACTAACGCCCACCGAATACAAGGTGGGCTTTTTTACGTCCTCTATTTGCCGCTTGGCATCCTCAAAGCCATGGCCCACGATAACCTTGTGACCGATACCCTCTAGGTACTCTATCCAATCCCTTTGCACTGGCGACACCACGCCGCCCGTTTCGCGTTTCATTTCAACCCACAATGACCACTCGGGCACGAATAAATCAGGCACCCCAGGGGTTACCCCTTCTGCCTTCAACGATGCGCCCTGAGAGGCCCCACGATGGCCCCCATTAGCTATTGCGAAGACCCTCACGCCAGGATAGTTGCGCCGAAACCAGCTAACTAGGCGCACTTGCTCTAAGTGTTCTGAATTCAAAACGGTATCTCCCAGACCCACAAGGCGCAGCCCCCAGGCTCGGATGCAAATTCATGTGGTGGCGCCTCGCCAAACTCGGCGCATATGCCATCGGGCCTGTAATAGTCGCAGGTATGACAGACCCTCGGCGGCTCTGCTCGCAGGGTGGCGCGGTAATGGGTTACGCTGGGTGGCTCTGGGTGTCTCATAAAAATGTCCTCTTTAGTACGGTAAAAAACTTGCCTTCTTTTTTAAATTCTATGGTGGCCGGCGGCCTGCCCTCGGTCATCTGCCCTGCCATTTGATGTAAGTCAACGGCAGCATAATCCAACGTCACGCCTGCTCGGTGGGCAATGTCAGCCAGTAGGCGGCGAGCCTTTTCGCCAGCGTATCCGTCATGACAAACTGCCAGGTATTCGGTCACTGGCGGGTCACTTAGCCCCCCGTAATACGTCACGGAAAGCATTTCCCGGCCACTGGCGCGAGATATATGCTTCCGCCATGTCCAAGCTGTCACTTCCATGTCCACGCCTTCCACGCCCATGATGTCCAAGTTATGCAAGCGCAGCGCGGGGCGCTCGGGTTCGGGAAATGCCTCACCGCAAGCTGGGCAGACCCTTACCGACAAGGCGCATATTTCTTGGCAGTGGTCACAGACCTTAACCGGTGCTTCGCCCTGTTTGTCGCCCTTCTTTGGTGGCGCTCGGACTGCGGTGATGGGGCCATGCTGCTCCACCACGCCAGCAAAGTCCAGCACCAGGCAGTCCGTCTTACTAGGTGATGGTCGCATTCCGCGAACCGCACATTGCAAATAAAGCCCAGGCGATGCAGTGGCTCGTAAAAATGCAATGCAATCTAACGCAGGAAAATCATAGCCAGTTGTCAAAATTCCTACGTTGCACAACGCACGTAATTTGCCAGATTCAAATTCAAACAATTTACGCTCACGTTCCGCTTTATTATGCGTGGCATCCAATGATTCAGCAGCAATGCCAGCAACGCTCAAACATTTGGCCACCGCTTCAGAATGAGCAACACCAGAACAAAAAATTAGCCAATGTTTGCGATTGTTTGCTTTTTCAATTATTTCTTGCACCACTGCGCTATTGTGGTCGTTTGTATTGAATTTGGCCTCCATCTCTGCCGCAATGTATTCGCCACCCCTTTTATGCAAGCCTTCAGTTTCTAATTGATGTTGCGTAATTTTTGAGCGCAACGGAACAAGGTGCGTTTTGAAAACCAATTCCTCAATGCTTACCGGCTCCAAAATTTCTGTAAATATTGCGTCTTTACCCTCGGTAATCATGCCTTGCCCAAGCCTGTACGGGCTGGCGCTTAAACCGACAATTCTCATGGACGGGTTTATCGCCAACAAGTCAGAAATCAACTTGCGGTAAATGCCACTCTCCACCGTTGAAACGGCATGAACTTCATCAATGATGCACAAATCTATGTGTCCCAACTGCTTTGCACGTTTAGCGACTGATCCAATGCCAGCATACGTAATTGGTTCTCCAAGGTCACGCCTTCCAACACTGGCGCTGTAAACACCAAGCGGTGCATTCGGCCACAGCTTGCGTAGCTTGTCAGCATTTTGCAAAATCAATTCTTTGGAATGCACTAACATCAAAATTTTTGTTTCCGGCCAGTTTTGCAAAGCATCTTTAGCTAACGATGCAATGACTACAGATTTTCCAGAACCTCCAGGCATATTTAGCACTGGATGGCCGGTTGAATTTTTTTCAAACCATGCGTATAGCATTTCCAGTGCGCGAGTTTGATATTCGCGCAGTTTCATGATTGCACCGATACAAAAACAAACCCCTTGGTTTGATGCGCTCTGCCGTTTACAACGGCACTAATGTGTGAACTTTTTAAGTTCAATTGACGCGCTGCTTCTCTTTGTGACTCATAAATTGTGTCATTAGTTAAACACATAACTTGTTTTGATTTTGATTGCGCCATTTTTTTTACAGCCTCTGCTGATTTTGGTTTGCCCTTATGAGCATCTGATATTTTCTTTTTGGTTTCTTCTGTTGGAGTTCTTCCAATACCAGCCTTAGATATTTTTTGCTTGTGTTCTTTACTGTGTTTTCTTCCACGTACTGCGTCAGCT